TCTTAACCTACTCTTCTCTGAGTGGGCAAACAGAGGTATTAACTACTGGGCTGTAGATCAGCAAACACTAACACTAGTGAACGGCACAGAGGCTTACACACTGCCAGTAGGAACAATTGACATTCTAAGTGCAGTTATTCGGGATAGTGCAACTGGTACAAATTCTGATCAACTTATCAATCGTGTGTCGATTGCAGATTATAATCAGCTTCCAAACAAAACATCTGGAGGCAAGCCAAGTCAATACATGTTAGATAAGCAATTTACGCCTGTCATCTATTTTTGGCAAGTTCCAGATACCACAACATATAGTATGGTCTATTGGGCAATTAGACAGCTTGAAGATGTTTCAGCATCAAACCAAGACGCAGATATACCATATCGATGGAACGAATGCATTTGTGCTGGACTAGCTAGTAAACTAGCTATGAAGTTTGCGCCTGAAAAATTTTCAATTCTAAACGAAATGTATGAACGCGCATTTAATTTTGCAGCGGCATCTGACAATGACGGCGTTTCTTTGAGGGTTCAGCCAACTGCGCTGAATTTATATTAATGGGTAAATTTGCAAGAGGAAAAAAATCTCTAGCAATAAGTGACAGAAGTGGTTTGAGGGTCAAATACACTGACCTAAAAACAACTTGGGATGGATTGCGTGTCGCTCCAGATGATTGGGAGCCAAAGCAACCACAGTTAACGCCAGCTAAAAATGTTGTAGACGCAACTGCACTATTTAATCCACGCCCAGACAATGATCCAGAAAACGTAGAGTTTTTTGTAGGTTATAATTATGACATTTTTTTAGATCCTCGTCAGCGCCCTCCAGTGGGTATACATGGCCTTGGAACTGTTGGCTCAACTGGTCTTTTTATAGAAATGGAAGTTTCAGTTACTGGAGTGGCTGGTACAGGCGCTGTAGGCACATCCTTTCCAAATCCAGCAATAAATCCAGCAACTGGCACAGGGGCAATTGGATCTTCTTCAGTTGTTATTTCTTTTGATATAAATGTCACAGGCGTTGCTGGAACTGGCGCACTTGGCGATCTGATCTTTGCCACACCAGTAACAGGATTGGCTGGCACAGGTGCTATTGGATCATCAACAGTTGAACAAGACTTTGATGTATCAGGCGTAGCTGGTACTGGGGCTATTGGAACATTAGCGCCTGAACAAGAACAACCCATCACAGGCGTGGCTGGAACTGGCGCTATTGGATCATCAACGCCTGAACAAGACTTAGAAATATCAGGTGTAGCTGGCACTGGAGCTGTTCATATTATTGGTTCTGGCGCTGGAAGTGATTTTAATGTAATTGTTGATCCAGTTACTGGTCTTGGTGGTGTTGGTGCAACAGGAACTGAAGTTGCAGAATCTGAAATATCCGAAACAGGCTTGGCTGGTACAGGTGCAATTGGTGATGGAAGTGTTGTTCAGCCAGCAGTTGGATTTGGTAATAATGCGTGGAATAGTGGATCGTGGGGTAATGGTTAATGAATTACACACAATTAGTAAGTAATATTCAAAACTTCTTAGAAGACGATAGCACAGAGCTTTCGGCATCTATTGATCAAATTATAGGACAAGCTGAAGAAATGATATTTCAGCGTTTGCCAAATTTGCCATGCTTTAGAAAAACAACATCAGCAAGCCTTGTGCAAGGCACATCAGATTATGTTGTGCCATCTGCAAGAATGATTAGACAAGTTTCAATTATTACATCAAACGTAGTATCTTATTTAAATCACAGAGTTGATTCTTATTTGCGTGATTACGCACCAAACGCCACAACTCAAGGCGTTCCAGAAATGTATAGCACTAAAACAGCAGCTATTGGAGGAACAACTATTACTGTTGCGCCAACTCCAGATGCTACAACATCAACTTATCAGGTCGATTTTATCGCACCAGAAACAGGCTTGAGTTCAAGTAATGCAAATACTTGGGTTGGAGATAACGCAGAAAATGTGTTATTAGCAGCGTGTCTTTACGAAGCATCAGCCTTTTTAAAAGCTGGAGAAACTTTGACGCTTTATAAGACACAATTTGACGAAGCAGTACAATTATTTGTACAAGAGATGCAGCGAGACTACGCAGCAGAATATAACGGAGGCTTATAATGGCTATTACTCAAGCAATGTGTACAAGTTTTAAAGAAGACTTGTTTCAAAAAGAACAGGATCTAGACTCAGATACTATCAAGATTGCGCTGTATACTTCATCAGCGTCATTAGGTGCAGCAACAACTGCTTATACTACCAGTGGCGAAGTCGCTTCTGGCAATGGATATACAACAGGTGGTGAAACACTTACCAGTCCAGTCATCGGAACAACAGGAACAACAGCACACGTTGATTTTGCAAATCCAGAATGGACATCAGCAACATTCACAACTGCTGGCGCTTTGATCTATAACGACACAACAGCAGGCAACAATGCAATTGCAGTGTTGAGTTTTGGCGGTGATTTTACAGTAACTTCAGGTACATTCAGAATTGTATTTCCAGCCGCTGGAGCTTCTGGATTGATCCGCATTGATTAATATAAGGATAAAAAAGTATGGCTAGTACCTTTATAAATGACCTTCGTCTCGAAGAAATGGCCACTGGCGAAAACGCTGGCTCTTGGGGTACGAAGACCAATACAAATCTTGAATTAATTGCAGAGGCTTTTTCTTTTAGTACAGAAGGAATAACTACAAACGCCGACACGCATACAACCACAATAGCAGATGGTGCAACTGATCCCGGACGATCAATGTACTTAAAATACACAGGAACATTAGATTCTACTTGCACAATTACAATCGGACCAAACACGGTAAGCAAGCTGTGGTTTATTGAAAACGGAACTTCTGGATCTCAAGACATAATTATCAAACAAGGCTCTGGCACTACAGTTACTATTCCATCGGGCGATACTAAAGCTATTTATTCTGATGGCGCAGGATCTGGCGGTGGAATGGTTGATGCTTTTGCCTCATTAAATGTTGGTGCTTTTACGTCTAATGGTTCTTCTACAATAACTGTTGCTGATAACAGCACGGCGTTGAATATTGTAAGTACAGACGCTGATGCAGATACTGGGCCAAGAGTTGATTTAACCAGAAACTCAGCAAGTCCTGCGGCAAATGATGTTTTAGGTCAAATAAGATTTATGGGCGAGGATGCTGCTGATAATTCTTTGAGTTATGTCAGTATGTTTGCTCAACTTATAGACCCAACCGATGGTGGTGAAGATGGTTCTTTTGAATTAGATGTACGGTTAGCAGGTAGTAACAGAAGTCGTATGATTTCAAATGCGACAGAAACTGTTTTTAATGATGACGGTCAGGACATAAATTTCCGCATTGAAACAGATGCTCAAGCTAGTGCTTTTGTTATTGATGCTGCTAATGACACTATCACCATGACAAATCAAGTTGTCACCATAACTCACGGTGGCAATGGAAAACAATTAGAACTTGTTTCTACAGATGCAGATGCAAGCAGTGGTCCACAGTTAGATTTATACCGTAACTCTGCTAGTCCTGCTGATAATGACAACGCGGGTAAAATAAAATTTATTTCCCGTAATGATAATTCTCAAGATGTTACATACTCAGAATTTTATATTACGACTCCTGATGTGTCTGATGGTACTGAAGATGGTCAACTTCATATTGATACAATGGTTGCAGGTACTTCAAGAAGTCGTATAAAGTTAATGCCTGCTGAAACAGTGCTTAACGAAAACTCTATAGACATAGACTTCCGTGTTGAAAGTGACAGCAACGCTAATATGCTATACGTTGATGCTGGAAATAATCGGATTGGTATTGCAAACACTGGTTACAATACTACAGCAGATTTAAATCTGCTAGGAAGGGGTCTTAGTCTTAAAAATGACCTAAATGGCAACAACAACAACTGGTCTTTAATTCAGAACGACACAAACAGTGATCAGGCAAACATTAAGTTTATTTCTGGCAGTGGTAACATGGAACTTACCCACGGTTCAGGATTAGTTATTAGTCCGGGACAAAATGGTTATCCTTTTGTTTTCAATGAATCAAGCAAAGACTGCGACTTCCGTGTTGAGAGTAACAACAACGCTAATATGCTGTTCGTGGATGGGGGGGATGATCATGTAAGTATTGGCACAGGCTCTGATCGTGGAGGTGTTTTAAATGTAGAATCTTCTGACAACAATTACACCGTAATGTTAAGCTGTACTGATGATGATTCCAACGCAGGACCGTGGCTAGGTTTTGATAGAAGAACAGGAAGCGCAGCAGATGGCGACACCATTGGCTCTATGGCTTTCTTAGGAAGAAACAGTGCGGCAGAACAAACAACTTATTGCGAAATAAGAAATCATACTACAGATGTATCTGATGGTACTGAAGACGGTCAAATGCAGTTTAAAGTAATAAGGGGTGGTTCACACACAAGCTTTCTGGAGCTTGGGGGGAATGTTGATATTAATCCCACTGCAAGTGGTGGGATAGATTTTCGCGTAAGAAGCGACTCCAATGATAATGCAATTTTATTAGATGCAAATGATGAAGTCACTTGTTTTGGCACTAGTAACACCTCTTTAGCTACACAAAATTCAGAGACAGGTGTTAATATCACTGTTACTGGAAGAATATTTTGTACAACCGCTAGTCACCATGATCTTAACATAACTAGCGATGGAGAGATGATTAGATTTAGAAGTGCAGCTTCTAATGAAGGAAACATATCTGTTAGCGGATCAACTGTAAGTTATAATGGATTTGCAGGAAGACATGAAAGTTCAGGAATACCTACAACAACAGCAAAAGGCACAGTTGTTTCAACAATAGATGAATTAGATGTATATTTCTCAGGTCCAAAACAAGGACAGGCTCGTGCCGACCACGCTAAAGTAAAAGTGTCTGATAGTGAAGGTGATGCTTGTGTTTATGGTGTTGTAGGTGACTTTACAGATGATGGATCAGTAAATGTAGTATCTGTTGGCATTGGTTCTATTCTCGTTACAGGAGCCTGTAGCAAGGGCGATCTTCTTGAAAGTAATGGTGACGGTACTGCTAAAGTACAATCAGATGACATCATCAGAAGTAAAACAATCGGAAAAGTAACAATCGGCGATAGCAATACAGGTGTAAAACTTGTATCTTGCGTCATGTATTGCGGATAACCCACAGCCATAAAGGAGAAATAAACAATGGCAATAACAACTAAATGGAGCGTTGATGATATGACGCGCAAAGACTCAGATGGAGGGGTATTTCTTGTCCGTTGGTCATTAACCGCAACTGATGGAACATACCAAGCAATATCGAGTGACAAATTAAATTGCACTGCTGACCCTTCTTCCTCAGATTTTATTCCATACGCTGATTTAAAAGAGACTGATGTTCTCGGTTGGGTGTATGACAGCCTAAGAGAAACAACGGATAAAGTAAAGGAAACTGCCGCTCAAGCTAAGAAGCGCATGGAAAATGAACGTACAGCAAAAGTTCAAGGTCAAATAGATCGTGCTGCGGCTAACTCTTCGGGAGTTCCTTGGTAATGGAAGATAAAAATGTAATAAATATTGATGGCAAAGGTTATGCTGAAGCTGATCTTAATAATCAACAAAAGTATCTGATCGCACAGTTAAAAGATTTGTCTGTTAAAACTAGTAAGTTGCGGGCTGACTTAGATCAAGT